TTTTGCCCCGGTAGGTGGGTTATTGATAGTAGTAGGACTTTCCACTATTATTGACACAGCATTTGGCATATGGAAATGCAAACATTTAAACGAGCCTGTGACAAGTAAAGAATTCAGAACGGGATTCGTCCCTAAGACTATGGGATACTTAGGCGTTGTAATATTAGTATTCTTGCTAGACCAATTAATAATAAATGAATTAGTAAGAAGTGTTTTAGATTTTGAGTTTTTAGCTACAAAATTAGTATCTTTGGTGCTCATTATGAATGAGGTGAAATCAATGGACGAGTCTTGGGTGATCATTAAAGGTTATTCTTTCATAGACAAATTCAAAGAATCAATCGGTCAAATTAAAGATATTAAGAAGCAGCTAAAATGAGAGAGATAAACAAAATTATTATTCATTGCACGGCTACCCCTGAAGGTAGGGATGTAGGTGTAGCAGAGGTAAGAGATTGGCACGTAGGTCATAACGGTTGGAGCGATATTGGCTACCACTACCTCATCACATTAAACGGAACGGTAGAGGTAGGTAGACCTGAATCAAGGACAGGTGCTCACGTAAAAGGGCAAAATAAAAACAGCATTGGAGTAGCGTATTCAGGCGGTATGGATAAAGCTTATAAAGAGCCTAAAGATACAAGAACTCCTGAGCAGAAAGAAGCGTTAATATGGCTTGTAAAGGAATTAAAGGATAAGTATCCGGGCAGCACCGTACACGGTCATAACGAATTCTCTGCAAAAGCTTGTCCAAGTTTTGATGTATCCAAGGAAGGATACTAAAGAACAGCAATAACTAGACCTTCAAGAACAGCGAACAGGATGGCGTATAAAGCTATCTTTCTAGTACGATTAATTTTTACACTCTTCTTCTTGTTATCGGACATAAGATGCGTATTGTTTCCTGTAACGTTATTTAAGACCTGCTCACAGGACTCTAGGTTATTTTCTGCAATAGTTATTATCTCATACAATTTGAGTTCCTTAGATCGGCTTATTTCGCTTTGAGCGACTAGGCTATCTTTTTGGATCAGCTCAACGTATATATCATCCATCTGTTGGATGGTAATAGCTACTAACGTATCACCGTTATTATCTACTAATACGCTTTGCGAATAACTCAACTCGCTTAGGAGTAGGAAGAATGCGATAATTTTGAACTTTTGTCTCATAGTATACTTCTATTGTGTCTGATATGATCTGTAGGCTGTCTATTTGTTTGTAAATAGTATCAGGGCTTATTTTGTCAGGAGTGATTTCTACAGGTTCTTTTTGAAATTCATCGTCTAGTATATGTGTCTCTATTAAGAACACACCTAAAAATATAAAAGCAATGTATGATATCAATATTATATTATCTTTCATTTTACAAAGGTAAATATAAAAGTTTTATATTTGTAGAAAATTTAATCAAATGGGACAGTTAACAAAAGAAGAGCTAAGTATTTTACAAGATTGTGTTACTAAGTATAACAATGTAAAAATAAGAATAGCAGACACATTTATAGCACAGGATGCTCTATTGAAAGAAATAGAATCTTTGAAAGCTATGTATATGGTCGAAGAAACTAAATTAATGAAAAAATACGGAGATGATACAGTCATTAACGTGCAAACAGGAGAAATAAAAAATGGCGATAATTAGTACATACCCAATATCAGGTCAAGTAAACTTAACCGACAAGTTAGTAGGAACTGACGTAGAAGATGCAAGTAAAACCAAAAACTATACAGTTGAGTCTGTACTTCAATTGTTATCTGCGGTATCTTTAACTTTACCTATATATGCGGACAATACTGCTGCTTCTGCTGTTCTTTCAGTAGGTCAGCCATACAGGACTCCTGCATCCGCAGGGGCTGCTAGTGTTATCTGCGTTGTTTATTAATGGGGATTATAAGAAAGATATCTATTGGACCTGATTACAAGTCAGGTGCTATGCATTATATTGCAGGGCAATCTATTCTTAATAATTCGCACATTATACATTTAATCAAATTTAGTAAAAATAATTCTATAGAAATATGGATTGAATCTGACAATAGTGAAATAATTCTTTGGAAGGAGTTCACGGAGTCAGTACCTGTATCTATTGAATACAACATAAACTTTTAATGAAATCACCGTTTTACTTTATAGTAAAGCCATTAAAAGGAAGACGATACGACAACACAAAAGAGATAGCAGGACTAGAGCTTGTTGTAAGTACATCAGAAGAGGACCACAAGTTTTCTAATAGATATGCTGAGGTTGTAGAGCTTCCTATAGGCTACACAGGAGGGGTTAAGGTAGGAGACACCTTACTTGTCCATCACAACGTATTTAAATTTTACAATGATATGAAGGGTCGGCAGAAAAGCGGAAGAAGCTTTTTTAAGGATGATCTTTTCTTTGTAGATGACGAGCAGTTCTTTATGTACAAGAACGATGAAGGTTGGAACGCCCACAGCAAGTTTTGTTTCGTTGAGCCTATTAAAAGAGAGGAGTCTGTTATATTCAAAAACACAATAGAAGAGCCTCTTATCGGTACTATGAAGTACCCGAACGATTACTTAATATCTAAAGGTGTTAGTGTTGGGGATAGGGTAGTATTTACGCCTGATAGCGAGTACGAGTTTACTGTTGACGATGAGAAGCTTTACAGGGTGTATGACCATCAAATAACCGTAATATTATGAACGTAAAAGATACCAAGAAAAAAATAATAGAAGCGGGTCATAGGGCTGTTGAGCAACTAATAAAGGTAGCGAAAGAGGATATTATAAAACACGATCCCGAAGATGACTTGTCGGCTGATAAGTTAAAGAATGCAGCAGCTACTAAGAAGTTAGCTATATTTGATGCGTTTGAGATATTAAATCGGATAGAACTAGAGCGAGAAAATTTAGAGTCTGCTGAGAAAGGAGCAAGTAAAACAAGCACAAAGCAAGGATTTGCGGAACGAAGATCAAAATAACTTAATAACCGTACTTAAGGATTTTTTGCCAAAGGGTGTCCTTAGAAATAAGAACAAGGGTAAGACTTGGGAGTATGGCTATGATAAGAAATATGATATAGTTGTAATATCTAAAACGGGAGAGGTAGGAGAGATAGTATCAATAAATGGATTAGTTATAGCACTACCACTAGCACCGAGTAAAGTTTACCAAAGAAGCAAGAAGGAGAAGGATCAATATTGGGAGAGAGAAGATTTGCCTAAAGAGTTAAGTAAGATTAACTCCATATTCCAATGGAATGAAATGCCTTCCGAATTTAAGGACAGGTGGGTTGATTACATTGAATATGAATTTGATAGGCGTGAGGATGGTTATTGGTTTATGTCGAACGGTGTGCCTACTTACATAACAGGGTCTCACTATATGTATCTCCAATGGACATCAATTGATGTTGGATACCCTGACTTTAGAGAGGCTAATAGGATTTTATATTTACATTGGGAGGCTTGCAAGGCAGATAGTAGGAGCTTTGGTCAAGACTATTTAAAGATAAGACGTTCGGGTTTCTCTTTTATGAGTTCTTCTGAATGTATTAATACAGGTACGCTTGCAAAGGATGCAAGGGTCGGTATTTTGTCCAAGTCGGGTACTGATGCTAAGAAGATGTTTACCGATAAGGTAGTGCCTATAAACAGTAGACTACCATTTTTCTTCAAGCCAATTATGGACGGTATGGATAAGCCTAAGACTGAGCTTGCGTTCCGTATCCCGGCAGCTAAGATTACAAAAAAGAATATGTACGAGACTGTCTCTGATGAGTTGTATGGTCTTGACACATCTATAGATTGGAGGAACACAGACGATAACTCGTATGATGGTGAAAAACTATTGCTGCTAGTCCACGATGAGAGTGGGAAGTGGTTAAAGCCAAATAATATACTTAACAATTGGAGGGTAACTAAAACCTGTCTAAGATTGGGTAGTAAGATCATAGGTAAGTGTATGATGGGTTCTACATCAAATGCTCTTGATAAAGGTGGTAGTAATTTTAAAAAACTTTACTACGATTCGGACGTAACTAAAAGAAACGCAAATGG